CACCAGCACGTCAATGTTTCCACTGGTTACTCCGGTGTAGTACGTAAAATCGACGAGATTTCTCCAGTTCGTACTGCCCGTGTAAGAGGCCCCCGTCTGCGCCTGCAGCAAAGTAACCGCGTTCCCTTGAATGTTGACCGTATCCACATACGCATCGCCGGTGAATATCTTGTTGCCGTCGATGAGGGTCTGGCCTGGCTTTGTCCAGCTATTAACCCGATTCGTAGTTGCCCCGGCACCAGATGCTTGATCCCTGACGGTTGTTGCCGCCGTGCCTGCCACTGCGTTGGTGTTGGCAGCGGTGTTATCGCCAGTTACGTCCGCATTCTGACCACTCCAGCCTTCAGTATAAATCTGAGCAGCAGATTCGGCGGCTGATTCAGCGGCGTTAGCTTTGCTGGTTGCGTCTAAAGCTGCTGCATCAATGGCATTCTGCTCAGCGTCCGTTATGACGCCATCAATCATGGCCTGTTCACGGATGTTCGTGTAGTTCTCAGCGGCCGTCTGTGCGTCATCAGCCTTTTGCTGTGCGGTTGCAGCAGCGGCGGCATAGTCAGTCACATCCGCATTTTCAGCACTCCAGCCTTGCGTAAAGGTGGTGGCTGCCGAGATCGTTGTGTTACTAACGTCAGCCACCAGACGCACATAATGCAGAGCTCCTTCATCCTCTGATATTCTGAAATCAGCAGGGAAGTTTGCCGGTTTCCCCCAATGCACCCACCGCTTACCTTCTCCTGATTTTGTTTGTGACCAGATTAGCTCACTATCGTATCCGCAACCTGTCCCTGCAACTATCAGCCCGCCTTCTATTTCTTCAATCGTTGGAAGTCTGGCGCCAATGGAATGCGCGAAAGAAAGAGCATCGGCATACGTAAGCAGTCCGGAGCACGTAAATCCTACGCCATCAGTCTCGCCCTTTACGTGGGTTGTGCCATTGGTAAAACTTAGATCGCTTGCAGTTTTAACGCTCGGCACTACTATAGTGGCGCGGTCAGTATAAAGCTGAGCAGCCGATTCAGCAGCCGACTCAGCGACGTTAGCTTTATTGGTTGCATCTATTGCAGCAGCGTTAATGGCATTCTGCTCAGCGTCCGTTATAACGCCATCAATCATTGCCTGCTCACGGATGTTCGTGTAACTCTCAGCAGCCGCCTGTGCGCTATCGGCTTTATTTTGTGCAGTTGCAGCGGCTGCGGCATAGTCAGTCACATCCGCATTGTTGGCAGGCTTGCCAGTGCCCGCCACTTCAGTAGCCCAGTCTGCCGAGCTTTTGGTTGCCAGTCCTCCTTGTCCGGATATAGAAGCGGCGGTGTTGCTGCCAGTATTGTCAGCGTCCGTTGGCGGCTTGGTGCCGGTTACTTCGCTGTAAAACAGCGAGCCTTTATAGGCAAAGCTGCCCAGTCCACCAATACTAACACCGTCGGCAATATAGCCGGTGTCCATCTCGATGTGGCCGCGAGCGGTGATGTCGTTGAACTCAGCGTTGCCTGTCTGCAGCAGCCTCCATCCTGAAACGCCGGTGCCGTAGCTGCCCGACTGCGCATCCCCGAAGAATGTTGCCGCTTCCGCTACGCTCAGATTGTCTACGTCAATGTTCTCGGCTTTCAGCAGGCCGCCAACGGTGGTGACTGGATTGCCCTGGCTGTCGGTGATCTTGCCAAAACCAATCTCGCCCACTTGGCCAGACGTGATGTAGCCCTCCGGAATGTAGGCGGGCACATTAAGCACGAAGCGCTTGACTCCCTCCACCTCGGCGTAGCCAAACACCAGTTGCGTGTCGCGCACGTCGTCGATGCTGGAATAGTTGGTGCCGGGGCTGAATGCCTCATTGGACTGGCCGGGGTCGATGAAGTAGACCGCATCCGAAGCAACAATGAACTCGCTGGTGGTGCCGTTGTTGGCCAGCGCTACGCCGGACACATAGCCGTTCACGTCCAACTTCACCGCATACTGCGCACTGAGAACGGCCACATCGCTTTCAAGATCCTGAACCGCTGTCACTTCGGCCTTGGTCTGAATGGCAGACGTGTTATTGCCGACGCTGGTGGTGAGGGTCGTAATGTCCGACGCCTGCGCAATGATCTCGTCTTCATTGGAGGTAACGCGGGTGTCCAGCGCCTGCAGCGCATCGCTGTTGCCGGTAATGTCACCTTCAGCGGTCGTGAGGTCGTTTTGCAGTTGAGTAATGTCACTCGCCTGCGCGGTGATCTCGTCTTCATTGGAGGTAACGCGGGTGTCAAATTCGCTCAATGCCTGCGCATTGCCGTCCACATCCAGATTAGATACGTCGGTCTGAAGCTGAACAATGTCAGAGCCTTGCGCTGTCACCGTGCCGTCGAGGGTTGTTACCGTGCTATCAAGCAAAGACAGCGCATCGCTGGTTGCAGTTATATCGCTCTCTGCCGTAGAGAGGCTGTTTTGCAATATAGTTACGTCAGAGCTAACGCTGGTAATTTCATCTTCCGAGGCTGTTGTTCGGGACTCTAAAGAAGAAACCGCTGAACTGTTAGCATTTGTGTCCGTAACCAGACCGGTTACCGTGCTTTCCAGCGTCGTGATGTCACTGGCCTGCGACGTAACCGTGTCTTCCGCTGAGGTCACGCGGGTATCAAGCGAACTAACGCCATTGGCATTGGCGGCCACGCCAGAAACCGCATCATTCACGGTATTCTCAAGTGCAACAATGTCACTTCCCTGAGAAGTAACCGTGTCTTCTGCCGTCGTTACCCGCGTTGAAAGAGCGGACGTGGCATCGGCATTGCCTATAATGTCACCCTGCGCGGCACTCACATCAGACTCAAGCAGCGTTATATCAGTGTTCTGTGCTGATATCGTTCCTTCCGCCGAGCTAACACGAGTATCTAGCGCCGATACAGCGCCTGAGTTAGCCGATACAGTGTCTGCAATGCTTTCGTAGTCGGGCAGCGGGTCATAGTACGTCGTGTCCGGCGGTGTTGCGTTAGGCTGAGACTGCGTAGCCGTAACCTCATAAACCACGTTGTCGTATCTAAACAACTCGCCGATTGCGTAAACATTGCTTTCGTCAAACAGAGAAATCGTCAGATCGTTAAGAGTTGCCTGGATTGATGTAAGCTCACCAGCTTGAGATGAAATGCTGTTTTCAGTAACTACTACGCGGGCATCTAGCGTCGAGTAAGCGTCAGCATTGGCAATAATGTCGTTGTTGGCCGACACCAGCGAGGCATTGACGTCTATAAACTCATTGTCGTGATCAACGATCGTGCCTTCCGCTGCTTCGATGCGGGGGCCGTAATCGTCCAGCAAGTCCTGCATTGACGGAATTTCAATAGCATGATCCCCGACTGTTCCCTCCAGTGTCGGAATGCGAATGCCGTAATCGTCAAGAGTATTCTGGATCGTCGGGATTGTTTGAATCGGCGTCAGCAATTCGTCCGCCAGTTCCGACTCTGAAAGCAGTCCCTCCAGCAGACCGATAATGTAATCAGGATCATACAAAGCCTGCGCAAGCGTGCCGGCTGTGGCGTTGGTCGGTCCCTCAATGTCACTGGTTGAGGTGAACGTGATCCAGTACCAGTACGTCTTTACCGTCACGTCGTCGCGCACGCTGTCGGTGTAGAATGATCCGGCTTCCTGCCCAATCAGCACGGCGTTGGCAAAGTTGTCGGATTCAGCCCGGTAGATCTTGGTGTAGGCATGATTGCTGTAGAGCGAGTCGGGAATGGTCCACGTCAGGTTAATGCGCCCATCGAAAGCGCCCTGTGCATTGAGGTTCGTTGGCCGTGGCGGTGTAGACAGATTCGGCGGCGGAGTTGTAGGCGTCAGCCCGCCCGGTGTATTCGCGGACGCGCCTTGCCTGAAACTGCCAATACCGCTATCAACGAGGTCGCGCAGCGTTATCTTGCGATCCAACGGATCACCGCGCACGCCCTCGCCGGTTTCAATAATCTCTTTGATGGCCGCGACCATCGGCTTCAGGTCATTGGATACCTTGGGCGAGACAGGCGGCAGGCTCTGGCGGCGGCGACTTGGCATTAAACAATCTCTCCGGGTGAGGATGCAATCTGGACAGAGGACACTTCATTGACGCCCTGCAGCTCAATCTGCCAGTCCCGAGACAAGGTGAAGCCTGATGGCATACGGAACATTGAGGGCGATTGAACGGTGTGGGTGACGACCGTTTCGCCGTCGGCGTACACCGTCAACTGCACCGGGTAGGTGTAGGCAATGACCTTGCCGCAGGAAAAGCCAGCCGATCCGGGCGGGATTTCATGGATTTTCGAGCGCCATGTGTAGGTCAGCGGATTGCCTTTATCCCACTGCGTAATGTCGGCGCCTTGAATCAGATACAGAATGTCGTCGGACAGGTCGTAATAACCGGCGCTGGCCACGGTGTCGTAGAACTCGATGCCCTGCCCCGGCGTGAACAGGAATGAGCCGCCGTCGTAGAAGCCGAGATAGGCCCGGTCGTAGCGGTAGCCGTGAATCGTACTCGGGTTAAGGGCTTGCCATTGTTCGCGGGTCAGCACCTGAGAGGTAATCGCTTGCGCCTCAGTGCCGCCTACAGCAATCAGGCCGTCGTGTCCGGCGTAGATGGCATAACCGCCCATATCCACCATGGAGCGCTTGCTCAGGCACGGCTGGTTCACGTCCAGCATCATTTGCGCCATAGCTTCTGGGCTTGAGCCGGTGACCAGCCAAGGTTGGCCGGTGGTGGTGACAATCAAGCCGCCACTGATGGCAGCGATCGCCACAATCGGGTCATTGAAAGCCAGTTGAAACGAGATCGGCCAGGCGTGCGGCAAGTAGGGCTCGCAAAACGCCAGGGTGTTTTCAAAGAAGCCAGCCAGAATACCGTTGGGCAACACGGTCAAGCCTCGCATGGCAGGATTCGGCGCGTCCCATTTCAGGCTTTCCATCGCCAAGCCAAGCTGCTCAGACAACACATTGTCGGTATAGGTGCCGGTGGCTGCGGTCAACTCGGTAACAAGCTGATACTGGCCGCCACTTTCCACGCGGTATAGCCGCTTCTTGGTAATGTCCAGATTCGCGGCAGGGACGCCAGGCAAGGTGATCTCGACCTCACCAAAGTCCGGATTGGTGTCCACGTCATCCCAGCGCAACACAAAGCCGGACGGATCACTCGGCGGGCCTTCCTCGCCAAACGCGGTAACCAGCGTCACCACATACGCGGTTTCCAGCGCCGTGTCCGGCACCTCCGTCCGATCTTCAGGCGCGACCACGGAAGGGCCAGACGCAGGCGCGGGAACGCCTAATTCATACCAGGCTGACGGATAAGGCCCGGTGCCGGTGGTGACTTGCGCAAGCGACCCCATCTTGGGCGCATCCTGACCAGTCCAGTACACCCGGGCGTAAGCGTCATTGGCAATCGGGGAGCGCACCACGTCAATGTCATATTGAGCACCCCAGGAGAACCAGAAGCCGCTGCCGTCGTTACCAACGTCATAGCGGTACAAGTTGGCCGGGTTGATCGTGTCAGGTAGGGCGCTGTCAATTAGGGTGTCGTTCTGTGGCCGCAAGGTGCCCCGGCCAAGGGCCAGGTTGCGGGCGGTCTGCGCGTTGTTTTCAGGCAATAGCCGGGGGTCCAGGATAGGCAGTTCGCCCCGGAAAGCCGCGTGTTGAATTTTCATTCAGCCGATCCTGTTAGATAAATCGCCGCATTTTGACGCGGGCACCGCCGCGCGCGTGTCCGTAGCTTGCTTTGCTCTTGGCGTCCGTGACCCCGGCGGTGAATTGGCGCTGGTGGTAGCTGGCCAGTTCCGGGTTGCGCCAGGGTTGGGGCATCAGAAACAGCCGCCACAGGACGCCACAGGCAATGGTGTCGCGCCACTGGGCCAGAAGGGTGCTTGGCACGTCCTCGTCCAGTCTCGGGCGCATAGACAGCTTGCCATTGAGCGTATCCCTGGTGGTGTCGCGCAGAATCTCAACGGTGGTTGGCGTGGGCTGCACGAAGTCATAACCGGGCTTCATTGCATAGCCGTTGTCGTTCAGGCTCACAATGCGCAGGGGCTCGCCTTCACCGGGGCTTAGTTGCGGGTAGCCGCTCTTGGCGCCTGCCACCACAATGCCGGTATACAGCCAAGCGTCGGCCTGGTCGCACAGTTCGCGGGCCATGCGCTTGATCTGGTCCGCCACGGTTGCGCGGGGCACGTCCGGAACGTCCAGTTGAATCTGGTCAATCAGTTCGTCCTGCGTCATGCGTTACCTCGGGGCGGGTTGGCCGATGTATCCGGCGCGTTCGGTGAGTACGCCTGATCGGCTTGGCGCTTGCCGGTCAGTTGCTGCGCATAGCTCTGGTAATGCATCCGGGAGCGGTTCAGGTTCTGCGGAGATTCCGCATCCTTGCTGAACGCCCGGGACAGAATGTAATCGGTTGCTGCCGGCGCGTGGGCGTCGTTCAGCTTGAAATCTTCCAGCCCGTAGGTGGCAAACGTCGTGCTCAGGTCGTGTGCAGCCGGGACCGTGGAATACAGGATCTCGACCGTCGCTCCTGCCTCGGCAGGCGGGTACACATAGAAATTCTTGGGGTTCAGATCATCAAACACGTAATGCTCGATGCGCTGGGTGGCCGGGTCTGAATGCCAGGGCCGGCGAACCGTGTCCAGTGATTTGCGGGTCGTCACTGAAATTCCGGTCATGCTTCCGGAGGTGTTGCGAATCACATCAATCAGGCGCAAGCCCGCTGCCGGGATCGCCTGCTTTGTGCCTGACGCAAGGGCCAGTTCTTCATTCACCGTCGATACGTCTGGCTTGAGCCCGACAGCGGCCTGATAAAACTCATTCAGCCACCCGGCCAGTTCGTCATTGGTCCAGCGAATGCCCTCTGCGGTGACTTCCTGCAGCACGCGCTTGGCGTTGTCGATGATGGCGCCGACGGTTACGGTCATGGCTTATAGTTGCTCCATGTGGGAAAACTTGGCCATGGCTGCCGTCCAGGGGATGAGGCGCCCGGTTTTCTTGTTGCGGCCCATCTTGACGGTTGCGGCTGGCGCTGCTGCCTGTACAGGCTCCGGGGTTTCAGATTTGGAAACTTCAGCCTCCGGGGCTTCGGGTTCCATCTCGC